AAAGCCATAATTGTCCTTCCTGTTGGGTCCGGTACTGGGTCGAGTGCCGGGCCCTTTTTGGTTTAGAGACGGATGCCGCCGCGCATGACGCCGCGGGGCATGTTCTTGTTGTGCACCTTCTGTGCAGTTTTGGAGAAGAGCTTTTTGCTCTTCGATTTCTTCAATTTTTTCCGTTTAGCCAAGGGATTCTCCCATTTTTCGCCGTTCGCGTAGACCCAATCGGGTCCGTTAATGATCCTTCGTCGAAAGGATCGGTAGAGCACGTAAAGTCGTGAAAACATGGGTCGGTGTCCTCCGGACAAATTGTTTGTTTGTGCGGTGAGCGTAGCATAGGTGGTGCTCTGTCACCTAGCAGAATATATACAAGAGAGATTCTGCTACGAATCCCCATCCTCGGCGGTGCTTTCAGCAGGGGATTCGGGGGCCTCAGGGGCCCCAGATTCGCCTTCCGGCTCATCATTTGGTTCTGGTTCGGGCTGTTGCCCGAGCTCGTCGAGGTCGAGCGTTCCGGCTTCCTGTTGGGACCGGATATCAGCCTGAGTGCGCGCGGCCTCGAAAAAGTCCATTTCGGGCGCGTCGCCATATTGGGGCTGAGTTCTCGGAATGTGATTGATCATTCCGGTTTGCGTGAACGTCTTCACGATATTATTCACATCGCATTCGTCCTTGAACGATTGACGAGTCAATCCCTTTTCCGGGAATCGAATTGCGTGTGGTCGCTTGCGCTTAGTAGAGGTCTTTGACACGTTCCCACTCCTTGCGTAGTTGGTCTTCCGTTGGTGATTTCCCTTTGTGTTTCTCGCTGTAGTCGAGAATCCACTGTTCCATGTGTTGTTGGATCGTCCCCATGGGGACTTCTTTCGCGGTTGAGGGTGTTTCAATACTGGACTTGCCCGATCGGCCCATGGTCCAGTCATTGACCTTGTTCATGAGGTTGGAGATCCGCTCGCCGAGCGGAGTATCCGCGAAGTTTTTACCCGGGTACGGTTCACCCTTCCCGGGTTGGTCTGTCGGCATGCCGAATGTTCGAGCGCCTTTTCGGACGCCCTTTTCGGCGGCCTTTTGAATTCCGAGGACGATTCGAGCCCGATGCGCCTCGGGGGCGATAATGTCGCCCTGTAGTTTTGTGTTGCGCACCTGCGCCAATGTCTGGGCAGATTGGAGTGCGCTGGAGACGCCGGCGACGCCGGCTGCTCCGATATTTTGGGCTTGGCCCATTGCGCCGCCCGGAGAGGACGCGGGAGAGCCCAACGCGATAATGCGATTGAGCCCCGCGGCCTCGAGGTCTTTGGCGGCGCGTTGATACGCCGTTGAGGACATGCGCTCTTGAAAGCGCATTTGTTCGCGAGCCATTTCCTTGCTCGCTGTTTGCTGTTTGGATGCGCCTAGCGCGGATGCTATACCGCCTATTGCTGCTCCTGCTATCGCGGGCCATGGCATGTTAGTTCACTCCTTGCCTAGTGTTCTCATCAGTCACTTTCGTTCTACTTTCGTGCCAAAGATGAAAAACATGTTCGGCAGGAAGTGGATGAATCAGAAGTGGTCTATTAGGCCCGGTACTCCGTAGAGAGGCATTGGGCGGGCGCAGCGCAGTTTGAAGTACGCATCCAGCAGCAGATGCGGTTCGCCGGGGACAGCGATTACTCGATCCAACGGCGGGTTGTCCTGAATGAACGCATCACCGAGAACCGGCAGATTGTCGAAGTCTTGGGCTAGATGCCAAACATCGAGCGGTTCGGCAGCGGTGCTGCGCATGACGGACGTTACCTGAGACGGGCGGTAGCGATATTCGCCCCACGCCTCCTGATACGCAAAGACGTTATCGTCGGCGGCGGCACCCTGATAAAACAGTTCTTTATTCAGGATCGCTTGTTCGCCCAGGTGGCTAAGCGCGGGCCAATAGAAGTCGTACCTGGTGCGTCTTGACCAGAGCCGATTGAGCCCTTGCTGGTATGTGAGGTCGGCACGAACGTTGACGAAACCGATGACGTGCCCATGCTCCGTGAATGACTTCGTGAAACCGGAGCGACCGGAAACCGTGCCCATTGCCGCCAAGTTACCTTGCGGCGTTGTAGACACCGGACTCGACTCATAGGCCGACGTCGATGTCTGGGCCACGGGAGAGATATTGATCATTTGGCTCGATCCACCGAGAAACTCGGGGCGCTGCAAGCGCGCGTCAGGAGACGTTACGCCAAAGTGGGATTTGAGAACCTCGACATAGCGAGTGCCGCCACGTGCGTCCCGCTCCAAAAGTCGCTGAATCTGGAACGATTGGCGGAGTTGATTGATGGTAAAGCCGGTGGCACTGGCAAGATCGGCGTACAACATGCCGGTCTCGTTAGCAGCCGGCGCAGCTTCCTGCTGAATGTTGGTCGCATTTGCCGCGACTTCCAACTGATGGGCAACGCCGCCTTGTCCCTGATGAACGGAATGATAAAGCGAACCAGTCGCTGGTCCGTAGATTGGAGCGGAGTCGCCGAGTGGAACCGTAACCGGATCGCCTTTTTGCGGCCACGGCAGGCCGGAAGTGAAGTAGTCGTGACGCTTACCGCGTCGTTTCAGCTGGTACGTATTGTAATCGGCCGGAGCGTCTGGGCCATCGCCAGTTGGCTCCGGGAGACCGTCCTGAAGGTTTTGATCGCGGAACCATTCGTTCCAGATCAGGTTGAGACCTCGGAAGGGAAGGGCGCTGACGTTTTGCATGACCCCTTCGATCAGGGGAATACCCAGATAGTCGATCGAACTGTTTTCCGCTGGAGTGCCGGTCCAACTATGGACCGGAATTGAATAGTCGGTTGTATCAGACGGACTTTTCTGGGCGCCGTTAAACGCTTCCCAGTTATCCCATACGAGCCGATTCGGCACGAAGAACCAAAAATCTTCGAGGTACAGGTTGTCCAGTATGGGTTTGAGAGGGGTCGCGAGACGACCGAAGTAATTGGCGTTCATGTTGAACGTATCGCCGGGCAAAACCTCGTCGACGAAGATCGGGACGAGGAGCCCGGCATTGAACGCAGTTTTCAGCGTGGATGTGCGGTCGAAGCTACTCCTCGGTATCTCCGCCTTCGGAACTTGGCTGAATGTGTGTGACTTGCTTTTCCCGTACTTCCGCGCCATTAGGTTTCTCCGTATCGAACATGTCTAAGTTCTCGGAGTCTACCTCTTGAACGTACTGCAGGCCAAGGCCCAGCGACGTTGGCGTGGTTTTAGGGTGGATTTCGCCGGTCTCGTCGTCGAAGTTTCCCATATGGAAAAGCGTGTAATCCTCGGGATGCTGGCTGAATTGATGGTCTTTCGAGTTGACGCAATCGCCGAATACGCGTTGCGCCATTTCGACCCGAGGGAGAATGAATGGTGGAAGGAACGCGTGAGCTTTCGCGTCATGGATCGAGAAGATTGAATGAATCATGAGATTTCCTTGTCGTGGGTGGGTCGCTTATAGCGAGTTAGTTTTGCATTTGCGGCTTGCGCCTTTTGATCGAGGCGGATGCCTCTTTCGTATGGCAGTTCTGCCATTTTTTTGATGCGGTCCAGTTTCACTTTGGACCAGACGTCCGGGTGGTGGTCTTTGAGCCATTTGTAGTAGAAGCGAGGGACCGGATACTCCTTGCCATCCATGACCACTGAGTCAGCAGGAAAGATTTCCTGCCAATAGCGTTCAAGCCAACGTAGTCCGATCGCTGGTTTGAGGGATGATGTTTGGAACTCCGGGCATAGCTGCCATATTTCTCCGGTTTTTTCGTCGAGTCGTTCATAAGGTCGTAGTCCTGTAGCTGGGTCGATGGAGTCTGCCGCATAGCTTTTGAGCTTGTCGGCGGTGTAGTGCGCCACGTATCGGGCGCATGAAGGGTCGAAGTCAGTAAAGACGATTCGCCCTCGTTTTCCCCACGCGTCCTTGAGGATCGGGTGGGTGTATTGGATATGTCCTTTGTCGGACAGATCAATGGGGTATCGCTTGGAAGGCATCCAACCGAAGATGATCGCATGGTAATGCGGTCGGCCTTTTTTCGTTCCGTATTCGCCCGCGGCGAAGTAACGGATAGGCACGTCTAGTTTTTGTCTGAGGTTTTTCCAAAAGAGTTGCAGGTCTCTTTTGTCGAGGGACCCGGAGACCGGGACGTGCTGTTCGTCATAAGTGAGTGTGACGAAGCAGGACACGTGGTGCATTTGGGATTCGTGGTAACAACGGATAGCCCAGTCACGTGCGTGGTCAGCTTTACATCCATTGCACATGCCGCAACGGATATGGATAAGACCAGACTTGCCAAGAGCTTTCTTGACACGCGTGAATGTGACTTTGCCCTCAGTATTGAGGTACGCTGGTTTCGGGTAGAGACAAGCCATAATTGTCCTTCCTGTTGGGTCCGGTACTGGGTCGAGTGCCGGGCCCTTTTTGGTTTAGAGACGGATGCCGCCGCGCATGACGCCGCGGGGC